AGACCTTGTTATATTTCCTGGTGGGTTTGGTAATTCTGATTCATTTGATTATCTACTTAAGATAAATGGTGACAGAATAAAGCAGTTTGTTAGTGATGGTGGTAAGTATCTTGGTATCTGTATGGGTGCATATTGGGCTGGCAGTTATTACTTTAATATGCTTGACAGTTGTGATGCGGTTCAGTATTATAAGAGACCAACCGCAGATACTAGAAGACCACACACAAAAAATATATCTGTAGTCTGGAATGGACAACCAGACAAAATGTTTTTCAATGATGGGTGTGCATTGATTGGTGATAACACCAAGTTTGAAACGATTGCAACCTATGCAAATGGCGACCCGATGGCTATAATACAGAACAATCTCGGTTTGATTGGTTGTCATCCCGAGAGTGAACTATATTGGTATGAATCATATAAACAAATGCGTGGTCAGTATCACAATGGCGCGCATCATAAATTATTATTAGATTTTGTAGACAAATTAATGGACAATAAATGATTAAGAGAACAGATATCAAACTGACCGATACACGGAACAGTTTCAAACCATTTAACTATCCTTGGGCATACGATGCATGGCTGAAGCATGAACAGTCGCATTGGTTGCACACCGAAGTGCCTATGCTTGAGGATGTAAAAGACTGGAAGAATAAACTATCAAATGAAGAAAAACAATTCCTTACTAATATTTTTAGGTTTTTTACTCAGGGGGATATTGATGTGGCTGGCGGGTATGTTAATAATTACTTGCCTTATTTCCCTCAGCCTGAAATAAGAATGATGCTTATGGGCTTTGCAGCCCGTGAGGCATTACACATCGCAGCATACAGTCACCTGATTGAAACATTAGGCCTGCCTGATACAACATACAACCAATTCATGGAATATCAGGAGATGCGTGATAAGCACGATTATGTCCTTGATGTTGCAAGTAAGAATGGTTCAAAAGAAAACACCGCAAGGCATATCGCGGTGTTTAGTGCATTCACCGAAGGTATGCAGTTATTCTCTTCATTCATTATGCTGTTGAACTTCCCACGCACAGGCAAGATGAAAGGCATGGGTCAAATTGTTACATGGTCAATCGTTGATGAGACTATGCACGCTGAATCTATGATGAAACTATTCAAGACATATATCAATGAGAACACCGAGATATGGAATGATGAACTGAAATCATCCATTTACTCTATTGCAGAGAGAATGGTTGAACTAGAAGATAAGTTTATTGACCTTGCATTCAGTATTGGTCCAATGGAAGGTCTAACAGCCGAAGATGTAAAAAAATATATTCGTTACATTGCTGACCGTAGATTGATTGGCTTGGGCATGAAAGGCATATATAAGGTCAAGCGCAATCCACTACCTTGGGTGGAAGAAATGATTAATGCACCTACTCACACCAACTTTTTTGAGAACCGCGCAACAGACTATGCCAAAGGCGCATTGAGTGGTTCATGGGATGAGGTGTGGGGGAAAGTAGCCTAATGATATTAAAGCATCACTGCTCAGAGTGTGATTCAAAATATAAAATAGAATATGATATAGAAGAATGCGAAGATAATCCGAAATTCTGTCCCTTCTGCTCCGGATATATAATGGAAGAAGAAGTGGAACAGGATGAAGATTATTAATGACTTGGTTTTATCATAACACACCAACAGAATTCAAAGAAGAAGATATACAAGACTATTTCGGTTTTGTATATCTCATCACAAACACCCAAACGGGTCGCAAGTATATTGGTAAGAAATTCTTTACCAAATCCAAAACAAGGCAGGTCAAAGGTAAGAAGAAAAAGTCCAGAGTATCAAGTGACTGGCTTACCTATTGGGGTTCCAATACTGAACTGCAAGAAGAAGTTAAACAAATAGGGGAGGGTATATTCACAAGGGAGATTCTACACCTTTGTAAAACAAGGTCAGCATGTAGTTATTGGGAAACTTTTGAGATATTCAATCGCCATGCATTACTAAGTGAACATTACTACAACGCATGGGTGACCTGTAAAATCCATAAATCACACGTTCTAGGAAAAATCTAATGTCCAGAAAACAATCCAACACCGTAGTAGATATCAAAGCAACAAGTAAATCGAGCAACCAATTAAGAATACGGATTGATGACTTAAAGACATTCACACCACTAACAGACAATCAGAGAAAATTCTTTGATGCATACAAGAGACAAGACTACTTCATCGCACTACATGGTGTGGCTGGTACAGGTAAAACATTCTGTGCATTATATAAAGCAATAGAAGAAGTCCTTGATAAGGGAAATCCTTTCAACAAAATCATAGTAGTAAGGTCTGCGGTGCAAAGCCGTGAGATTGGTCACCTACCTGGTGATGTAGAAGAAAAGATGGAAATCTATCAACAACCATACAGACAGATATGCGAGACTCTATTTGGTCGTAAGGACTCATGGGATAGACTAGAAGAACAAGGTCATATAGAATTCATCAGTACCAGTTTTATCAGAGGCATGTCTTTTGACGATGCCATCATTATTGTGGATGAAATGCAGAATATGACCTTTGAAGAGATTGATACAGTTATGACACGGGTTGGTTACCGTTCAAAGATTATCTGGTGTGGTGACTACAGACAAACCGACCTGAACAAGAAGAAAAACGATGTATCAGGCATTCTGAAATTCTTTGATATTGCCATGCATATGAAGGCATTCACCAAGATTGAGTTTACGGCAGATGATATCGTCCGTTCCAGTCTGGTCAAGGACTATATCTTGGCAAAAATACAGTATGAGGATCACATTACCTGATTTTGTTGTGCAATGCAGTATAAAAATGACTAAATAGTTTAGTGATGCCAGATGGGTCACTAAACTATCGGAGAGACAAATGAAAGGTATTTTAGAATTCCTATCAATGTTGTTAGAAGCAATTCAAGAAGGTAAGAGACTAAGAGCAGAAACCCGCACCAAACATTTCAGAATCGTCTAAGGAGATAAAAAAATGTACCAAGCCCTACAAGAATACACCAAAAAAGCACAAGAATTCACCACATCCGTCATTGATTTTAATACTCAGGCCGCATTGTTCGGAGTTGAACTTATGAAGAAATCTGTAGGTTCTGAATCTACTACATACCTAAAGATGGTATCAGAATCAATAGAGAGTGCTTCAAAAAATGCGAAAAAGATTATCGCCGGAGATTTTTTCCCGCTCTATAGCGGAAATAAAAGCTAATTTACGTTCCTGGATGGTAGCCGAGCGAAACGGCTGGTACATCAAACTGTCAATCTATAAGGATGAAAATATTCTCCTTATATTCGTTTCGAAGTATACAGCACAAACGATAATTCGGTACTTCAATTGCGAAGATGATGCGGTAAAATACATTAATTTTGTGATTGAGCATAGTGCCGAGGAAGAAGTCCAATTGTAATAATCAAACCCACCGCAATGGTGGGTTTATCTTTTGCCGCATTGATTGAGTTGGTCTGATATAATGTTGAAATTATGAGAGAGGTCTACACCCCATGAAAGAACCCACACTACACGGTATATTTCCTACACCTTTATTGTTCACCAATATTAACCGAGAATTCACTAAAGAAGAACTAGAATTCTTTGATGAACATGGGAAAACTACATACAAGAATGAAGGTAATTTAACCAGCCTTGATAATTACCTCACTAGGCATGATGCAATGTCTACAATTAAGGATGAGATAACATCCGCATTGCAGATGTACCTCGATAAGATTATTGTGCCTAATGATAATGTTAAACCATACATAACACAAGCATGGTTAAACTTTACATCCGAGAATCAGTTTCATCACAAACACGCACACCCAAATAGTTTTCTATCGGGTGTTCTATATGTTAATGCTGATGAAGAGAAAGACAAGATTACTTTCTATAAAGAAGGATATAAACAAATCAAATTAGGCCCAAAAGAATGGAACTGGTATAATGCAGATTCTTGGTTCTTTACTGTGAAGCCTGGTGATATCGTAATTTTTCCATCGTCATTGACTCATATGGTTGAACAGAAAGAGGGGCATAATGTGCGTACCAGTTTTGCTTTCAATTCATTTCTGCGTGGTGCCATTGGTGATAATCGTTCTCTGACAGAATTGATAAACACCTCTTTAATGACAGAT